CGAATAGCAGAAAGTGTAAACATAAAAGCTTCTATCTGATGTGGGTTAATATCAATTTTCTCAATAAATACTTCAACACAATACCTGCTTCAATTGTCTTGCCAAGGCCAACCTCATCCGCTAAAATCGCACCCCCTGTGCGAATAGCAGAAAGTGTAAACATAAAAGCTTCTATCTGATGTGGGTTAATATCAATTTTCTCAGAATCAAGACAGCTGTATGGGTTAGTATTTAGTTCTTGACGTTTGATTTTACCATATTCCCTTATCAGTAAGTTATCCATGGATTCTCCCTAATTCAATCACCCAAAAGTGCTTTTATCTGTGTTGCAATTCCTTTTGCCATAAGTGGAGGAACTGCATTTCCTATCTGCACGAATTGAGCTGTTCGTGGACCTTCAAAATAATAGCTGTCAGGAAAAGACTGCAGCCTTGCTGCTTCCCTTACAGAAATCGACCTGCATTGTTCTATATCTGGATGGATAAAGTAATGCCCATCCTTAGATAAATGCGCCAAAACAGTATGGCAATATGGCATATCACCCTCAACAACTTTAAACCTATCAACAAAAGATGATCTATTCTTATGCGTTTTCAATTCTTCTGGTAGGTGATTATAATTAAGTCGACTATGATTGTCATTCCAAAGTTCAATTACCCGTCTATAAATTTCTACATCCCTATTCGTATTCGACCTGCAGACATGGTGCGTAAGAACATCATGTTCAGTTCTAATTCTAAATCGTCTCAGATATTGATTAATCGGTAAATTAGGTCGATACTCATTTAAGGTTTGACCTCTCTCCAATGCGGGTAAATCCACCAACAGGTCACTCACTGTGGCGTGTGGATTTACGATAGGAAAATCTGGATATCTAAAATCTGTTCCTTTTCTCCATCCAATAATAATCATTCGTTTTCTATTTTGAAGAACCCCGAAGTCACTTGCATTAAGTTCTCTATATTCAATTACATATCCAACTCGCTTAAGATGGCTTTGCAAGTTCCTGAATGCAGCTCCATTTCTTGCAGTTTTTATTCCGGCTACATTCTCGAATACAAACATCCTAGGTTGGTACTTTGTTAAAAACCTAGTGTACATTTTGTAAAGTTCGTTTCTCGGGTCTTGCTCCATCGGAGTTTCCATATGTTTACTTTGTGCTCTGCCTACAAGAGAATACGCTTGGCATGGTGGACCTCCAACAACCACATCAACATGATTTATGCCATCCTGTTCCATAATTAAATCAATCTGCTCAAAAATATTAGAAATCGTTTTTGTAGACATTTCTTCACAAATTACTGTTTGCAATACCTCTGGTGGGACTGCTTCCAACAGTTGTGCTCGCGTAATATCACCTCTTAAATAGTCATAATAGACATTTAATCTACGAACTTTTTTTAAGAAGTAATATATACTTCTTGTCTCTAAGGTCATTGCTGCATATTGGTTCATTTCAATGTGGGCAATTGGATTAAATCCTTTCTGCATAAAACCTTCGGATAGTCCACCAGCTCCAGCAAATAAATCTATAAAATTCAGACTATCTCTCTTCATAACAATCCCCTTGCTCAAGTATTCTAAAATTAGTGTTTGAGCATTTTTGATCCTGAACATAAGGAAATTCGTTATACTTAATAACATTCATTAAATGCATTCTCCTTAAATTCTATCACCATTTTCAAGTACAAAATTACGCTCAAATCTACTTTCTACGGCACTTGCTATCAATTCCAATTCTGTAATTGTAAAGCTTTCACGCTTCATTTTGGCATTAAAATTCTGCGGAGAAGTACCTACTCTCCGTGCCAATTCAGATACGCTTATATTGGAACGAACACACAAAACCTTAATTTGTTCTGATATAGTCATCTACTATCACCTTTACATTCGCCTTTACATTTGAAACATTATATTGTAATTATAAAACGCAAAGTTTAAATTGTCAATTAATTCCCCTATTATTATTCGTGATAGGGGAACTGCTGAATACCTGAATACCAGTATCAAAACAAGCCAGCATCAGCAATGATTCCGCTGGCGCTGGCTTGTTTTGATACTAGTATTAGTGTTTTAGAAAGGTCAACTACATTGAATCAAGAACATCCACAAAGGTAGTATTGTAAGTTATCTGCACAGAAATAAACGCACTTATCATTAATTCGATTTTCCTACAAGACACCTACCATTACTCTTCTAATTCTTGAAAATCCTAAAATCAATAAGGTGCCTGCCTAACCATCTTATATTGCTGTGTAAACTTCTGTCATGCCAAGTGCTCACAAAAGACCTGATTGTAGCCTTGGCTGTAATTTCTACATTCACAAGGTTATTTTTATTGACATAGCCCTTAACTTTTCTATCAATAAAATATATTCAATTATATCATCTCTATTGGCGGTTCTTAAATAAAACCAATATTTTTGCATTTTTACCTCCGAATCTATAACAGACCTGTCATTTTATAATAATCCTCGTAATTCCACACTATTTCAAATCGGTCACCATCAAATACGAAGACTTCTTTCACAAAAGCCAGCACCATATCCTTGGTAAGTTGGTCGGCAAACTCATACTTTTGGTGGACTTGCTGATACTCTGTTTCCTGCTTATCTTCTGTGAGTAAGGAACATTCTGTATGTAGCTCCCGAAGTTTTTCTGAAATCTGGTTCATTTGCTGGGTATTGGCTTCCAGCAATGCTGCGTACTGCTCTTTTGAAATATGTTCAAAGCAATATTCTTCAAAGGCATTTTTCCTAGCCACACGAAGCTTTTCGATTTCCTGCTGTCTAATCTGAATTTCCTTTTGCAGACTTTGTATCCGTTCATGGTTGGTTAAGGTAAATTCCGAAGGGTTTCTGCCATCACGAAGTACCAGGCTGACCTGCTTATTAATGATGGCAAGCAGAATATCGCTAAATGCCGTTTCCATTACTTTGATTGTACTGCATGGAGTGCTTTCTTCATACTTTGCCATGTAACAATGATAATAGGGTTGCTTTACACTGGCACGGGTCAGATTGTGATGGCAATATCCACACTTCAAAATCCCAGTCAGCGGATACCCTCTGGACGGAACAGGCTTTCGCGAATTTTCCTTTTTCGGAAACCAAATACCAGCTTTCTCAAATAGCTCCTGTGTTACAATCGGCTCATGCGTATCCGTAGCAATAATCCATTCTGATTTTGGATTCGCCTTTGTCCGTTTTGTTGATACATCCGCTTTTGTCCGCCTATAGCTCACCAATTTCCCAGTATAACGTTCGTCACGAAGAATCCGCTTGATGGCAAATCGTGTCCATAATAGACGCTCATCAGCCACTTTCCAACCACGGTCAAGGTCTGTGCCGTTCTGTTTGCGATACGCCAGTGGCGAAGATATCTTTTCTTTATTTAAAAGAACCGCTATCTCATTGGGGTTCACGCCATCCGCGGCCAGTTGGAAAATACGTCTTACCACCACAGCTGCTTGATCGTCAATAACAAGTTTGTTCTTTTCCGTCTCTGATAGCTGATAGCCATAAAATGCTATCGTCCCAAGGTATTTGCCGTTGGACCATCGGACCTTATTGGAACTGCGAATTTTCGTTGAAATGTCACGGCTATAAAGCTCACTTACCATACTCTTTAACGCGACATCCATTCCAACAGAGCTTCCCTTAGTCTGGTTGCTGTCATACCTATCGTTGACTGCGATAAAACGTACCCCGTAAAGAGGGAATACCTGCTCCAAATAATCACATACTTCAATATAATTACGTCCAAACCTTGAGAAATCTTTTACGATAATGCAGTCAATTCGCTTTTGTCTGACCAGCATAAGCAGGCGCTTGATTTGCGGACGGTTAAAGTTGGTGCCCGAGTACCCATCATCTTGAAACTCTAATATCTCCCAATCCTTAAACTCACGCTTTTCTGCAACAAATCTATGGAGAAGCTCCCTCTGATTTTTAATGCTGTCACTTTCACCGATATTTTCATCCTCGGACGATAACCTCATATAGAGAGCGAGTGTTTTTGGCATACAGCCTCCGCCCCCTTTACATTGCCGATAATAAGCTGAAATTCGTCTTTGAAATTTAAGACAACCTCAAACCTGTTATCTGCCCAAACCCATACACGGCTGACCAGCTCCAGCATCATTTCTCTTGTCAATATTTGTTCCTTTGCATAGCGTTCAAAAGAAGTAATCCATTTATTTTTAGCGGTCAGTTCCTCTGTATATTTTGTAAGCTCCCGAGTAATTTGCTGTAATTCTTCCTTAAGTCCGGCATTTTCTCCATTGTAGCGTTCTTTCATATAGAGGAAATCTTCTTCGGAAATGGTGCCGTTATCAAACGATTCAAATAGCGTGTTCTTCAATGTGGTAATCCGCTTGATTTTTTGCTGTAGGATCTGTATGCTCCGCTGTAAATTGTGGATATGCTTCTGGTAAGCAAAGGACTCATTAAACCGAACCAGCAGTTTTTTCATATCCACCGCCAAATCAATCTGACTGCGGATTACGGAAAATATAGCTGCTTCAAGCACTTCCTCACGGGTGGATTTTTTTATGCACCCATGGGATAAGTTCTCATTATAAACTCTGCATTGCTGATAATAGCGGACAGAGGTAGCCGTTGCATCCTTATAGCGTACCAGCTTGGTGTGGCAATCTCCGCAATACAACAGCCCTGCGAAAATATTCTCCTTTTTTCCATGCTTATCATACTTTCCTCTTAACGCTACAGCCTGCTGTCGGATCTGTTCCTTTTGTCGCTGAATTTTCTCAAAGGTTTCCTCGTCTATGATGGCTTCGTGGGTATGGGGAACTACAATCCATTCGGAACGGGGAACCTTTGTGGTAGGAAGTCCATCACAAAGAGCCTTCTTCGTCTTACCCTGTGCCATACAGCCTATATAGATGGGATTATCCGTAATGACTTTTATCATCTGTCCCTGCCAAAACTCGTTTTGCGGTTTCTTTTTGATTTCACCCTTTTGGTATAAATAAAGGGAGGGCGAAACAATATTTGCTACGTTGAGCTTTCGGGCAATGGTGGTATTTCCAATCCCTTGTGCCTTCCACTGAAAAATCTGATATACCGTAGGAGCTGTATCCTCGTCAAGAATGAGCTGATTCTTATCCTCCGGTGATTTCTTGTAACCATAGGGGGCAAAAGCACCGATAAACTCGCCCTTTCGCTGCTTTGTTTCCAAGGAAGTATTGATTTTTCGGGAAATATCCTTGGCATAAAAATAGTTGATTAGATTTTTCAGCGAAATAATCATGGAATTGCTTCCATCATCTGTGAGACTGTCATAACCATCATGCATCGCTATAAAGCGTACTCCCATAGTAGGGAAGGTCTTTTCGATGTAATATCCGGCTTCTACATAGTTTCTGCCAAAGCGGGAGAGATCCTTGACTACAATGCAGTCGATCCGCCCTGCCATGGCTTCATCCATCATCTTTTCAAAATCGGGACGCTCAAAGTCTGTGCCTGAAAATCCATTATCGCAGAATATCTGGCACAGCCGCATATCTGATTGCTCACTGACGAAGCGTTCCAGCATGAGTTGCTGGTTTTGAATGCTCTCGCTTTCTGCGCCATAATTGTTATCTTCTACGGAAAGTCTCACATAAATAGCCGTATTATAAATTCGCTCCGGTAAAGCAACGCTTTCTGTCACAGCTCCGCTTAGAGAAGCGGCAATAGCGTTTTGTCTGCTCTTTCTCGCCATTTATACCACCTCCGCTTCTTCCGGTGAGGTAGCATCGGCAGTTTCTGCACAGGAAATGACTTTCAGTGCCTGCTCAAAATCGTATTGATACTGAAATACGATTTCAATGCGGTTTCCTTCATAGATATTGATATGGTCAATCAGAGTAACCACAATGGGCCTTGTAAGCTCCGTAATATTTTGGTACTGCCGGAATATCTCTATCCAGTTATTATTTTCTTTTAGGCTAAAGGTGGCGGTATGAAGCTCCTTTTCCAGCCTGTGCAAATCATCTTCGGCTGATTTTTGCTGTTCATCATATTGAAGCTTCATCTCAAAGTATTCTGCTTCTGAAATGAGCTTTTCCACTTTGGATTCAAACAAAGCCTTTTTCAAGCGTTTATACCGCTCAATTTCCTCTTTTTTCTGCTCCGCCTGTGTCCCTGTCCGACTGGCTATACTCTTACGATAAGGTATATCATCAATGCGTTTCAACATTTTATCTACATCAAGGACAGCATCAATTTGACTTCTGATACTGGCAAGAACCGTTTGCTCCAGCAGGGTATCTTTGACCCTGTGACTGGAGCAAATCTTTGTGTTTAGATTATTGCCGCACATATAGTAGGTATAGATTTTACCGCCACGGTTATTGTTGTTTCGCACCATACTGCGTCTACAATCCCCGCAGTACAGCAGACCACTGAACAGATATACCGTTTGCTCCTGTGGTGCAATGCGGGTATCTTTCATGAGGAGGCGGTTTACTGTATCAAAGATTTCTCTTTCGATGATTGGCTCATGGTTATGTTCAATGCGAACCCATTCGTTTTCGGGTTTTTGCATAAGCTTTTTGATTTTATGGTTTGGCGTGCTTCGCTTACCCTGCACCAAGGTACCAACATAAAATTCGTTTTTCAGGATACGGCCTATGGCAACAGCCGTCCATCTTGCTTTTGGATTGATTTGAAAACCGCTCTTATACTTCATACCGCAGTAACGCTTATACTCCATAGGGGATAGGATACCTTGGTCATCCAAGCGTTCTGCAATACGCTGCTGGCTGAGTCCCTCCAGCTTCCATTTGAATATATCCCGTACCACATCGGCGGCATATTCGTCTATGACAAGCTTGTGCCTGTCATCAGGGTCTTTCAGATACCCGTATACGGCAAAGGAGCCGATGAAGTCTCCCTTTTTTCGTTTGACTTCAAGCTGGCTCCTGATTTTTACAGAAATGTCACGACAGTAAGCATCATTCACCAAATTTTTGAAGGGAAGTACAATATCATCTGCTCCGCCTTTTCTCTGAATAGAATCATAGCCATCGTTAATGGCAATAAAACGGACTCCATACAGCGGAAACTCCTGATCCAGGAATCGCCCCGCTTCTACAAAATTTCTTGCAAAACGGGACAAAT